ACTAGCGATGATCTTATTTGGGGGTATTCTGAATGAGAATTGGAATAATTGCAAGATGTGATGACACTGGTCTTGGTAATCAAACCAGGGAATTGGTTAATATGTTAAACCCTGATAAGGTTATGCTTATTAACTCAAGGTTCTTTAATCAAAATAAACAACATTTTGATTGGTACGATGGATATAACTATACTGCTACACTAAAAGGCTTTCCAACAACTGCTGAGATAGCAAACTTTATTACAGATGTTGACGTAGTTATTAGTTGTGAAACATTTTATAGTCCAAGATTTATTGATATAGCAAGATCTCGTGGAGTTAAAACAATACTTCAATATAATTATGAGTTCTTTGGAAACCTTGTACATACAGAGTGGTCACTTCCAGATGTTCTTGTTGCACCAAGCCTGTGGAATATGGAAAAGATAGTTGCACAATTTGGTGATAAATGTAAGGTTGTTTATCTACCACCACCAACAAACCATGAAAACTTTAAGAATGCAAAAGAAAGTAATACATCAAAGTTTCATAACCGTATACTACATATTGGTGGTAAGGCTGCAGTTAAAGATAGAAACGGTACTAATTCTGTTATAGAGATGCTTAAGTATTCTGAGGGAGATTACGAAGTTGTAATTAAAACTCAAACTGATTTAGGTATTAGAAATACTAATGAAAGATTAACTATTCAGACTAATACAACAAAAGAACCAGAAGATTTATACTCTGGCTATGATGCAATGGTATTGCCTAGAAGGTATGCTGGACTATGTTTACCTATGAATGAGGCTCTTCTTAGTGGGCTACCTGTTTTTATGCCCCGCATTTCTCCAAACAATGCCATCCTTCCTGATAGATGGACGGTAGAGGCAAAAAAGATTGATGAATTTAAGGCTAAGGCTATTATTGATGTATATGATATTGATCCAAAAACTCTTGCAAAAATAGTTGATGATTACATGGAAAAGAAAGATAGTTTAATTAAACAAGAGGCATTTGATCTTGGGTTTCTTAATTTTTCAACAGAGTCATTAAGAGATAAATACATAAACTTAATTAACTCGTAAAACAAAAAAGCCAGCCTATCTCTAGACTGGCGATTCTGTAAGTAAATATTACTTCTTTGGCGCTGCCTTCTTAGCAGGTGCCTTCTTCTTTACAGGTGCCTTAGCAGCCTTCAAAGCGGTCTCTACAGCCTTAGCATCTGGCAAGATACCAAAAGCCTTGTCTGCTGGATTGATTGCTCTAATTGCCACTGGTGCGATTGCTGCTACAAGTGCAGTCCATAGATCCTTTGGATCTGTTACGCCTGCCATGTATAGTGCAAGGCCTGATGCAAGGACTGAACGTCCGTATGATGCAAGTAGTGCCTTTAGTTGTTCTGTGTTCATTTTTCCTCCTAGGATAGAACCTTTATTAGTATAGCATATCCAGCCCATAGCCCTACAATTCCTGCGACTCCCGCAAAAACTGGCGGGGCTGGAACTGGCAATTTGAATGCAGCAAATACCACACCACATCCAAAACCTGTTAGTGTTGACAATAATATATCTTTCATTATTTTATTTCATCCTCTGGCAATAGTGTTTTTAATTCTTTGTATGCTTTTGAAATATTTTTCATAGATGGATAGTCTGGTCTTGACATAGACAATGCTTCTCCATATTCATCAAAGTATGATATGTCTGCATCAACATCATTAACAAATTTAGTTAAACCTTTTTGTACGTTTTCAATATATTCAAATGCCCATAGTCTAGAATCAGAAAGAAACTTAATAAAGTTTTCTTTATGTATTGAATCATCTGAATCTTCTTTTGTTTTTGTAGACTTAGTTATATCAACATATTCTTGAAGCAAAGTCTTTTCAATAAAAAGTTTTGACACATCTCTTTTAAGTTTAATAGACTGTCTTAGAACTACAAAGTATGATAATGCAAAACAAAATGACAGTGTTGCAAAAACAACAATAAAAATATCTTTAATATCACCACTCCACATGTTTTAATTATATCCTAACACTACGGCTTTGTCAAACTATAAAAATCTTTAAAGTTAGTACTAGTAAAGATCTCATATTCTTCAAGCGTTCTTACATCTCCAGCACCAAAGACTCCAGTCTCTTCACCACAAAGAACTCTTTTTTGTTTATTGTATGATATTTCTTCTAGTTCTTTCCAAGACATGCCACGCAGGTTTCTGTCTTTCCATATTTTACTATACCCGCCACGAGAATAAAAGTGATAGACAATATTTTTTGAAGGGGAGTATATGTCCCACCCTCTAGTCCAGGATCTCATAGCAAAACAAACCTCCTCACCAAAGAAACTAATCTCTGGATCATAAGGAACCTCTTTAATAATTGAGGCATCTGAAAACATAAAGCCACCAAGAACTGTTTCAGAAAGTTCTGGATCTTCTTTTACTTTACTATCAAACTCAAATCTTTCTGCTGTCCACTGCTTTCTTTTATTTAATGATATCTTTTGTCTAGTTGGATATCCTTTTACCTTTGGGTTGTTTGTAATTAAATACATACCGCCATTTCTTTCTGGCTCATATGGTGCTGGGAAGTATGATAACAATACACGACTATGCCCAGATATATTTTTAGCCCTGTTTAACTGATCAATACAGATTAAATCCCAGCCAGGAGCAAACCTTGTATGTGAGTCAATCTGAAGGAAATATTCTTGTCCAGTGTATAGTTCCATTGCTTTTGATCTTGCATATCCTGCACCTCTTGCTTCTTTTGGATGCATTTTAGTTATAGATATATTTTTTATTTCCTGAATATCAAATAGTTCTGAATCAACCCCTTGATGAACAATACCAAAATATATATTGTCTGGATTGTTTGCATTTGCAATAGCACTTTTAATTGTCCATTGAAGTTCTGGATCACGGTAAGATGCAATAGATATAAAGATTCTCATTTTATTGCCTCTCTTGTTACTAGGACAATAGCCCCTTCCATTTCCAATGCTTTCTTTAAATTCAAAACATATTGAAGAGCCTGTATTTTATCGTCATGAACCATTTTTGCAAACTTAAGTTCGTTTAACTTAATAGTTAAAAAATGATCATTATCAATTAATTCTATTTGAAACCCTTTTGGAGGTATAACAGAATGAAAGGCTCTACGCATTTGATCTGTATACATTATTCGTTCTTTCTCCAATGTAAAAAGGATTTTATATAAACGGCGGTATATGCAACAGCGGCAAATATAAAACCGTATTGATCAGTAGCCACTGCGTAAATGATCCATAAGCATTCGTTAAATATGAGCCATATCCATGCCCATTTCTTTTTACGACCTACAAAGTAGATGCCTGCTACACCAATTACTGCCAATACCCATGACCACATATTACTTCTCCATTGTCAATGCCTGCCAGGTGTTAGCCCAGTCTTGTTTAGTTTTATGCTTATTAAACTCTCTAGATATATTACCTAGTTCAAGGAACACTCCACCCCAAACACCATACTCTTTACCAGAAACACCGTTAGCAAAGCAAACCTTTGATACTGGACATCTTTGGCACATTGAATCTACAATTGGGCGTACATCTACATTGTCTTCATACTTATCAAAAAAGATATTAGTATCAAGACCAAGACACGCTGCTTGATCTTTCCATAAATGTTGCTTCATTTACTGACCGTATTTGTTTGGAATATCCCAACCATTACGATCAAGGTTAAAGGTTTTTTGTAGGTACCATGCATTTTTTACACGTACTCCACTTGGAGATGTTCTTGCAAGGTCTGATCTCTTACGCTCTACAACGTCCCAACCAACCCACTCAAGTTCTTTATTCTTTGAAACAATCTTTTCCATGTGTGCTAACGAATTAATTATCATTGTATTCTTTCTTTTAGTAACGGAAGATTCCCACTTCTACATTTTTTGATTCTGCAAAAGTAGTTAGTTTGGATACTGGCTCTTTAGGTTTGCTAAGAAATGCAAGATAGTTTACTTGATCCATGTTGTCATGTAC